GAAATTATCAAAGTTCTGTTGCTTTAGCCTGTATATTTTTATGGCTACCTTTATAGGGTTAATTATGAACAGTAAGTGTCAACAGACCCTAAGTAGTTAATATTCAAGTGAAATTTACAGCATCTAATAGGAAGTTGGATGCTGAAAACTAAAATAGACTGAGCAGTTACAATTTATTTTCTCAAAATGTGATTATTTGCTCTTAGAATGCATCAAATTTTATTGTGACTTTCTCATCGACACCAATGCAGACAATACTTGTCTGATGTCCCTTTCGCAGGGATGATGCCGGCTGACCAAGTCTGTTAGATTTAGGAAAAATCAATGACAGATGCCTCAAATACACTGCCAGATACTGATCCAGCCGATCAAATCAATGATCAAGCACTGAAAGCTAAACGTAAGAAAAGCTTAGGTTTCGTAGCTGTGATCCTGATCATTGCTGCCATTTTATTCTTGATTTGGAAACTGTTCTTTAACCATTCGGTTTCAACTGATAATGCTTATGTGGGGGCGGAAACGGCCTCGATTACCTCTATGGTGACAGGCCAAGTTGAAAAAGTGTTGGTCAGTGACACGCAAACTGTAAAGCAAGGCGATGTGTTAGTTTTGGTCGATCATCGTGATGCCGAAATTGCTGTAGCGCAAGCTCAGGCCGAATTACTTAAAGCACAGCGCCAGTATAAACAAAGTGCGGCCAACAGCAGCTCTCTAAACTCGCAAGTCTTTGTAAGTGATGAGGCTATTCACAGTGCTGAAGCACAAGTGGCTAAAGCCAAAGCAGAGTTGGATAAAGCGCAAGATGACTTGAATCGTCGTCAGCAGTTGAGTGCGACAGGCGCGATTTCTAAAGAAGAATTAAGCACGGCACAAGCTGCTTTAAATAATGCGCAAGCAGGCTATAACTTAGCGCAAGCGGGTTGGGCGCAGGCTAAATCCAGTCAGAAAGCTGCGCAAAGTAACTTGGCTGCAAATGAAGCTTTAATTCAAGGCAGTAATGAAAATTCGACCCCGGATGTTTTGGTCGCTCAAGCAAAACTAAAACAAGCCTTGCTTGATTTAGAACGTACTGAAATTAAAGCACCATTTGATGGGGTAGTGACGAGCCGAAAAATTCAAGTTGGACAGCGTGTGGCGCCAGGTTCGGTGCTCATGGTGGTGGTGCCAATTTCACAGTTATATGTGGACGCGAACTTTAAAGAAAGTCAGCTTGAAAATGTACGCCCAGGGCAAAAAGCAGTTTTAACCTCAGACCTCTATGGTGACTCAGTTGAGTTCCATGGCACGGTCTTGGGCTTTTCTGGTGGAACAGGCTCAGCCTTCGCACTGATTCCTGCACAAAATGCCACAGGCAACTGGATTAAAGTGGTACAGCGTTTGCCTGTGCGTATTCAACTCGACCCGAAAGAGCTGGCTGAACATCCTTTACGTGTTGGCTTGTCGATGGAAGCTCAAATCGATTTGAAATCGAAGTAGTTGCGCATGAATAGCTACGTTCCCTATGGTGACTTAAAGGGTGGTCGCCTGATGTTGGCGGCTTTCGTCCTTGCTTTGGCCAACTTTATGGTCGTGCTGGACATGACCATTGCCAATGTTTCTGTGCCTCATATTACGGGAAGCCTTGCAGTATCGAGTTCGCAAGGGACATGGGTGATTACCTCTTATGCCGTGGCTGAAGCGATTTGTGTTCCCTTAACAGGTTGGCTCGCAGGTCGTTTTGGTGGCGTGAGGGTTTTTATCTTAAGTCTGATTGGCTTCACCATATTTTCGGTACTGTGTGGTTTATCGACCAGTTTAGAAATGCTGGTTTTCTGCCGAATTGGCCAAGGTTTATTTGGTGGCCCGATCATGCCGCTCAGTCAGATGTTACTGATGCGGATTTTCCCTCCAGAAAAGCAATCCCAAGCTATGGGCATGTGGGCAATGACGACGGTGGTTGGCCCGATTCTTGGTCCGATTTTAGGAGGAACCATCAGTGACAACATGTCTTGGCATTGGATTTTCTTTATTAATATTCCTGTTGGGATCGCATGTGCTTTTGCAGCGATGCGTCTGCTTAAACCTGCGGAAACCGCAACGGCCAAACTCAAAATTGATCGCGGTGGATTGATCCTCCTGATTTTATGGATTGGAGCATTACAGCTCATGCTCGATTTGGGGCATGAACGTGATTGGTTTAATAGCCCTGTGATCGTGATACTGGCTTTAACGGCTGCGATTGGCTTGGTGATTTTTACCATTTGGGAGCTGACCGAACGGCATCCAGTGGTGAATATTCAAATCTTTAGATACCGTAGCTTCACGATTTCTGTCTTGGCACTGGCCTTTGGCTTTGGCGCATTTTTCGGCAGTATTGTACTGATTCCGCAGTGGTTACAGATCAATTTGGGCTATACCGCAACTTGGGCCGGTTATTTAACCGCAACCATGGGTTTTGGTAGTTTAGCTATGTCACCTATTGTGGCGAAATTAGCAACCAAATATGACCAACGTGCCCTGGCCAGTTTTGGCTTGAGTATCTTGGGCGGGGTAACCTTGATGCGCTCGTTCTGGACTACCGATGCAGACTTTTTTGCATTGGCATTACCGCAAATCTTGCAGGGCTTTGCTGTACCATTTTTCTTTATTCCATTATCAAACATGGCACTGTCATCGGTATTGCCGCATGAAATGGCATCTGCCGCAGGTTTAATGAACTTCTTAAGAACTATGGCAGGGGCGATAGGCGCCTCGATTGCTGTCACTATTTGGGACGACCATACTAAAGTTGCACGTAGTGAAATGGTCGGCAGTTTGCATACAGATCAAACTCAGTCGGTGTTGATGCAGCAGGGAATGAGCGCGGAAGGTGCATTAGGCTATATTTCTAGTTTGGTGGATAAAGAAGCGTTGACCTTGTCGGCAAACTATATTTTCCTGATCTTGGCCTTGGTGTTCCTATTTGCAGCATCTATTATTTGGCTCTGTCCTAAACCTAAAATAGGGGCAGGCGGTGGCGGACATGCGCATTAGGGTAGTAAAAAACCGCTTTTAGAAGCGGTTTTTTACTATGTATGTTATGCCGTTTTATGATGTTTTGAGATATCAAAACAATAGCGTTAAATAATCAAAGTTCTGACTTTGCGCGTTTCAAGGCAGATTGCCATTGTTGTAAGTGAAATTCACGTTGATCTGGACTCATTTTCGGTTCAAAAGCACGTTCAAGCTGCCAAGACTGTGCAATTTCATCCAAACTTGAAAATACGCCACACTTTAAGCCAGCCATAGCCGCCGCGCCCCATGCGGTCGACTCCTGCATCTTAGGGCGTAGTACAGGCACGTTTAAAATATCGGCTTGAAACTGCATAAGCATGTCATTTTGACTGGCACCACCATCGACGCGGAGCTCTTTCAGCGGCTGCTGGATATCGGCTTGCATGGCGGTCAGTACATCAGAGACTTGAAAGGCAATGGACTCTAAGGCTGCACGAGCGATATGGGCCTTATTGGTTCCACGCGACATTCCACATAAGAGGGCACGCGCTTCACTGTCCCAATGTGGTGCACCGAGTCCAGTAAATGCCGGAACTAGCATGACGCCATCGGTATCTTGAACTGTACAAGCTAATTTTTCAACATCGCTACTTTTTTGAATAATGCCTAAATTATCTCGTAGCCACTGAACAATCGCACCGGCCATAAATACACTGCCTTCTAGGGCATAAGTGGTTTGATGTTGCGTTTTCCAACCCAGCGTCGAAAGCAGTTTGTTCTTACTGTATTGAACGGTCTCGCCTGTATTGAACAGCATAAAACAACCTGTGCCATAGGTATTTTTGGCAGTCCCAATGTCAAAACAGGACTGTCCAAACAGCGCAGACTGTTGGTCGCCTAATATGCCTGTAATCGGAATATTGGCACCGAGTAAGCCTGCCGCGGTATCGGCGACATAGGTGTCCGAGTTGATAATTTTTGGTAGTAATGCAGACGGAATATTAAATAGATCTAACAGCTCTTCATCCCACTGCTGGGTACTTAAGTTCATGAGCATGGTGCGAGAGGCATTGCTGACTTCGATGACATGTTGAGCACCTTGGGTAAGATTCCAAATCAGCCAACTATCAATCGTGCCAAAGGCCACATGCCCCTGTTCAGCCAGTGTGCGTAGACCATTGACATGCTCGAGTAACCAGACCAATTTTCCTGCACTAAAGTAAGGGTCAATTCGGAGTCCAGTTTTGGATTGAATCTTATCTTTTAGGTTTTGCTGTAGGAGCTGATTGCACCATTCAAATGCACGACGGTCTTGCCAGATAATGGCTGGTGCAAGCGGCTGACCTGTGCGTTTATCCCATACGACAGTCGTTTCTCTTTGGTTAGTAAGACCAATGGCTTTGATGTCTTTGGCTAAAATACGAGCAGAAGCCAGAGCCTGCTGTACAACAGCAATTTGTGAGCTCCAAATCTCTTGGGCATCTTGTTCTACCCAGCCTGATTGGGGGGTATGTATACGTGTTTCGCGTTGCGCCGTTGCCTGAACTTGACCTTGTTCATTGAAAATAATGGCACGACTCGAAGTGGTTCCTTGGTCGAGTGCAAGTAAGTAGCTCATAAATTATTTTATTGTTGGACTTGAAAACCAAAATATTAGCGCAATTATGTAATTAAGCGCATCAATATGTGTGTTTGTTTAGAAAATAGATCGTATTTTCTAGCAACTATGCTATGATTGCCGCTACTTTGGGGGTGTTTCTGGCTTCGACGCTGGTGATGAAACTCATAGATGCATGTCGAGAGCGCATTTTCTCTCGTAAATCAAATTTGCATTTTTTAGTCGCAAACGACGAATCATACGCTCTAGCTGCCTAAGGGCAGCTTGTCCGCCTCTCCGAATACTTGTGGTTAGAGAGTCCGACTGAAGCGCACGCACACAAGTCCGTATAAAACCAAGCCTCGGGGTTTTGTACTAAATTAAGAGGATCGCGATTTGTACCCTGTTCGTCGGGTCACAAAGAGTTAAAACAGTAGACGATATCTAAGCATGTAGTATTCTCGAGCGTAGTGCTGGCGGACGCGGGTTCAACTCCCGCCACCTCCACCAAAATTCTTCATATAAATCAGCCACTTGTAAAAGTGGCTTTTTTATTGCCACATTTTTGCCACACTTCCCCACAAAACCCGCCACATTATCATATGCATTAAAAAAGGCACATTAAGTGCCATTTGTAGTGTTTAGTTTTGCCATTTCTATCCTGTTCTTATCTCCATGTATCCATTTTGCATATCGCTTAATCAGCATTTGGAGACTATGGCCAAGTTGATCAGCGACAAAGACTGGATTAACGCCATCCATTAAAAGCATGGTTGCATAAGTATGCCGTGCATTATATGCAGGGCGGTGGCGGATCATGCAGGACTTCATAGCTTCTACCATTCTCAAACGTGGTGGTTTCTCATTGAAAAATGGAGCATTAGTCTCTGGGCAAATCATGACGTAATCGCTACTGAGTTTTAAATCTTTAATCGCCTTTAAAGCTTGAGTCGATCTTTCATTTAAATAGACCTCACGTGCTACATGTGTTTTTGTCACATTTTTTTCATGTCCACGTACACGACTTTTATTGATTCGTATAGTTCCATTAAACCAATCAATGTCAGCCCAGCGAAGTGCAATCAATTCTGATGGACGACACCCACTCCAAAATGCCATTTCATAGTACCAATAATAAAAGTGGTCTTTGTCCTCAAGATTCGTGTTTAACCAGGATAATAGTGCGGTCATTTCCGCACGACTGAATGGATCTGGTATATCAGCTTGAACCTTTTTGTTTTTAATAAACTGTACAGGGTTTTCGGAAATATATTTGTTCTCCAGCGCAGTCGAGAATACCCCACGCAATGGAATTAAACAGTTATTCAATGTCTTTGCAGTTTGGAAGTCAGCTTCAATAATAATTTCCTTAATATCATCAGATGTAATTTGATGAATAGGAACTAAAGCCAAGTGTGGCATCCAATGTTTTTCCAAGATATTTTTATAACCTTTCTTGGTGTCCATGTTGCTTTCACATTGTTTTAAATACTTTTGTGCAGCCTCTTGAAAGAGCACACCATTACCAACAATAGTATGCTTTTCATCAATGATTTCACCTTTAGCCTGGGCAATATCATGCTCAGTTAAAATTCCCCATTTCGCCTTGTTCTTTAACTCACTTCTAATTTTATGGGCTGCGTTAATACCTTCCGCATTCGCGGGGTGCGGGAGCGTGATGTATTGGCGCTGCTTGTTGTGGGTGAAGTTGATTTCAATTGCGCCATCTCTGAGCCTGATGCCTTGTGGTAGCGAAGTTGCGCTTGATCTGTCAACCATTGGTTGTAGCCTCGAATTGAAAAATAAATATTGCCGTCTTGTTTTGACCAAACTTTGTCTTCTGGCCATTTCTTACGTCTATGGTTTAGCTTCTGTTCTTCAATGCCAGTAAGCTTGGAAAATTGACATGCATCCACCCAATCAATAGCTGTTAAGCCTAATTCGAGTAGGGCATCTAAAATTTCATTTGTCATTTAGAGGCCTCCTTTTGTTCATCGAGCAGCTGTGCAAAAAGAACAGCTCCAGTACGTACACGGTTAGCTAGTTTTGAGACATTCGCTTCAGCATAAGTGGCCATGTCATTTTCATATTTTGGTAATGGTGGACTCATACCAGCTTTCATATATTCTGCATTAATATGAGCCACGATTTTACGTTCAAAAGAACGTTTGAAATTTGGGCTCCGGAGCAGGTCAAGGTGAGTCATGACGGACACCTGCTGCAACTTCAGCTTGTGTTGCAATTCTTAATTCAGATGCAAAAGTATGAGCAAGTCCACCTGGTAATTCGACAGTTACCATTTCCATACCACTACTTTTGTACGTACCGCGTTTTACTGTCATGACTAATTTATTAGGAACATGCTTATTTGAATAAACAACTTTGTCGTCAATTTTGAATTTTGTAGATATATTGGTCATGATTTTTCACCATTCTTTATTTCGAGAAGCTCTTTAAGCGATATATCAATAAGCTGTTGAAGTTGTATTTCAGGTGATTCAATCCCATCTTTTTTATTTCCAATGGTAATCTTTACCGTTGAAATATCTACGTTTTCATTTTTAAGTAAATGAACTAATGACTCGATCAAAACTATTGCTGTGATTGCTGAGTTTTTTAAATCCATCACACAGCCTCCTTTTGAAGCAGCTTAAATTCTAAATCTGCACACTTTTGAGATAGGACATTGAATGCTTGACCTTGTTCAATGAGCAGCTGCTGTTGTGTCGCTTGCATTTTCTTAATTTCAATAAATTGTTTAGCCTGATGAATTGCATCATCAAGGGCATTGTGGGGCATTCCCACAAATGGCATATCAAATTTTGGTACAGATTTTAAAAGGGTACGGAAACAGAACTCTTTGTAATATTTCCAAGGTCGTTCGATGCCAAAATAATCCAAGGCATTGTTAATCCAGCGAATATCAGCTAAGGAACCTTTCGACCAGATTTCAGTGCATTCATTTAATTCGTAAAATTGAACCAGGGCCTTCAAGGCTTCTTGTATATCTCCCTCACCGTTGAACGCATAAGCACGAGCATCTGGATCTTGTTGATCCCACCAATCAAGTGTGCTTTGACTAACAGTAAAACCTTCGCTGATAGCAGTCTCTTTATTGATGAAGTATTCAAAATAATCTTGAATTTGCTGTTCATTAAAAACCACGGCACCAATACTGAGTAAAACAGGGCGTTCGCCAATATCTAAAGTTTCACAATCAACCATTAATTTATTTTTCATGCTGCCACCTGTTTTTTACGACGTTTAATCGTCTTTTTTCGGAATGTTGATCACGGCAAATTTTGCAAATATGTTCCTGGCCATTAGCTTTGATGCAAAATGTTTGTTGGCCATGGTGTGCACATGAGCCTAAAAATGTTTTTTTTCCTTCACCCCATGCTTTCAATCGAGCAGATCTATTCAACTCACGTCGTTTTTGTTCTGCTGATTCAAACGTTTCTCGAATTCGCTTTGGTTTTGATTTGTCTATTTTGGTCTCTCGTACAGAATTGAACATAATTTCGCGCATAGTTGCTTGAGCATCATGTCCATACTCTGCACGTCGATTAGCGCGTTCAGAGTGGCCAAAGGGAATTTGAATCGGTTCAGATTTGCCCTGAGCCTTTAAAAAGTCGTCGACTTGGATGGCAAGGGCAATGGATTTGCCCTTATTAATGATTGCACTATGATCAATGTTCGATTGCATAATGTTCCCCTAATTCACTCAACACATAATTTGCTGTTTTAGAATCAACAGTTAATGGAATGGTGTGTGGACCAAGTGTATGCATAGTGAGCGTGACATTTTTTTCGTCAGACTTACGTACATGCACGTGCACCAAATTTTCTAAATTAAAAACATGTTCAATTTTTTGGTTATCAGTGAATTTGAGCATGCTCGTTCTCCTGATCTTCAATAATTTTTTGAAGGTGATTAGCTTCAAGTTTTAAGTATTTGGCGTGGTTAACAGCAGTACATAAGCACCAAACCAATCCAGCAATGAAAGCTGTTGCTAGTAAAAAAACTAAAGCAAAGGGCAGTGTTTGAATAAGGATCATGATCATCACGGCACCTCATTAATTGAAATCAGTGCTGCGTTTAAATGTTTTTCCTCATCTGATTCCCAGTTTAGATACTCCTCGTCAATTTCTTTGAGCATGCATTCGCAGCATTTTGATGGGTGATGTTCGCAGCCTTCTTGGTTGGTATCAGGCTTAACGTAGTAATTGCCATTTGGGTACAAAACCAAAACATCTTGGTCTTTTAAATCAACACCATTACAAACAGGGTGGAAACGAAATGTTTTCCACATTCCATCAGCTGGACCAGGTAAACAGTCCACCATTGGATAAGCACTTTTGCGCTCATAAATCCAGCGTTCAGCATCAAAAATAACTTCAGCAGGTTTTTGTTCCTGGCATGCATTTGAAGCTATGCGAACCTTTGTAGGCCATGAATCAATCACAGATTGTTCAGGCACAATGCTTTCTGGGGTTTGTTCTAAATTCATGCAGACTCTCCAATCGTTTGAATACGAACGACGGCAGCCATTTCATCCAGCCAAACAGCTTTTTCAGATAGATCAATAAATTCGTAATCTAAAGCAGCAGTGATAAATGCATCAGCTTGATTGAGCGCTTGAGTAAAATCATGTTGATTGGTTGCATTGCGCATGGCAGAGATTGCATTGCCAATTTGTGTAGCAGCCCGAAGTTTGTAGAAAGCAAGATCAGACAACTGAGGTTGCCCAAAGTCTTCAGCAAGAAGACGATTGAGGATGGTTTGATCGAATTGATCAGTTTTACTATGGGAATTTGAAGTGTTCATAATAAAAACCAATTTAAGTTAATTTGTCTTATTAAACTAACTTTGGTTAGATTTATTGTCAATAATTTTAGCTAATAAAAGTTAGTTTTATTTTTTTGTTATAAAAAAACTCAGATTAATCTGAGTTTTATAAAAAATGAAAAATTAGATTTTTATATGAATTTTTTACTTGGGGTGAATTTTCCAACATACTTTCCTTTGTACTCAGCATTTTCTTTCAAAGGAATAATGTTTGGCTGGAAGTTTTCATTTAGGGCTTTTAGGTAGATTTTGTTGAAATCTCTAACTAGAGCTTTAAAGGTTGCTTCATCATCTTGGCAAACTACAATCATTTCACCAGTCTGAACAGAATTAAAATCAACATCAGGATCTATACAAATAAATTCACCATCATTGAAATAAGGTGAGTTGCTAACCCCTTGTGTAATCAGGTAATAACCATTCTTTCCAGCCTCTGGAGGCCCTGGTAACCATTGTTCAATTTCATGAGGAGAGATAGAGCGGACATTTGTCATACTGCCACATTGTACGTGTGTTAACACGGGTAGCATTCTAGTAATAGGTCGATATTCTTTAATGTTCTCTTCACTTTCAGTTTTTCCATACATGATGTAATCAACTGTTGTGTTTAACGTAGGCGCAAGAATAGTAAGGTGCTCTAGTTTTGGGGTGTTTACATCTTTTTCCCAATGCACCATGGCTGCATCAGATACTCCTAAGATTTTAGCAACATCCTTTTGAGTTAGTTTTTTATCTTTTCTCAATTTGCGGATTCTCGACCCGATTGTGCTGTATGTATCTTCCATTGCTCAATCTCATTAATAACTAACTTATATTAGTTCTTGACTAGCTAAGTTAAATTCTATTTAATTAACTAACTAAAGTTAGTTTATGGAAAAGTAATGACTAGAGACGAAGCTATCGAATTATTAGGTTGCAATCTTTCTGAGCTTGCAGATTCTCTGGGGATAACCACGGCCGCAGTTGCAAGATGGAATAAAGAGCAAATTCCACAGTTACGTGAGTATCAGATCAGAGATATTGCTGCGGATCGCCTAAAGTCACTTGAAACTCAGCAAAATGTAGCTCATGCAAATAACTAAAAAAATGAATGAATTGGGAAGTTTTAAACATGAAACTCACTAGCACACAGCGTATTGAACGCACAGTACTGTCATTAACTATGGCATTGAAAGCAGCAGTGTACCGTCAAAATGATGATTCACTCATGGCAGTTATTGCTGAAAAAAATGGATTCAATATCAATACGTTTCGTAGTTCTTTGAATCCAACAACACCAACTCATAAACCTAATATTTACCATTTGGAAGCAGTTTTATCTGAAACCCAAGATGGTCGAATTATGGACAGTATTTGTGCCATTCATGGCAATGCAGCTTGGTTTGAATTACCAAAACCTGAACACCTAAATACATCAGATTTTGTTATGAAAATCGGAAAGTTAGCACGTGAACAAGGCGATTTATCACAATCAATTGCAACTGCAATTGGCGATAGGGTGATCAGTGAAGATGAATTTGCTGTTATTCAAAAAGATGTGATGGACCTAGTGCGAGTCGCATTAACGCTATTGGCAATGGTTGAGCAGCAACATGAGCAGGTGGTTTGATGGCTAAGAAGAAAATACAGGCTGATGACATCAAACAGGCTGCGCAAGGAAAATGGGCAGATTTAATTTTCCCACGCTTTGGTATTGAAGTTCAGTGGAAAAAGAAAACGCCATGCCCAGCTTGTGGCGGAAGTGACCGTTTTCGCTATGACGATAAAAATGGCAGTGGTGATTATTACTGCCAGCAATGTGGACCAGGTGATGGCATTAGCCTTATTGAAAAATGCACCCACATGAAGTTCCTAGAAGTGATTCAAGAAGTCGGTGCAATTGTCGGACTAGACGCAAGTTCTAAGATTACCGATGAACATCGAGCAACTTGGCGTAAAGAACGTGAATTACGCGCAAAAGAACAACGTGAACGTGAACTGAAACGCCAGGAACAAATTGCACGTAAAGCAGAGGGCATTTTTCGTAATGCGTATTTGGGTGAACAGAGCTTGTATTTGACAGAAAAGCAGGTTGATAAAGACCCAAAAATCAAGATCACCCATGATGGCAATATTCTGATCCCGGCAATTGATGAAAACGGGAAAATTTGGAACCTTCAGACAATCCAACCAGATGGGACAAAGCTCTACATCACTGGTGACGTGAACGAAGACGGCAAGTGGGAAAATGGTGGGGGGCGTATGGGTGGGCTATTTTTTATGATTGGAGAAGTTCAGCCAGATCTATACAACCCGTACTACATTGGTTTAGCTGAAGGTTATGCAACGGGAATGTCTACATTTATGGCTTCTGGTATTCCAGTAGCACTTGCATTTGTAGCAAATAATTTACCAAAAGTAGCGTCAGTACTTAAGGCTAAGCATCCCAATGCTTTATTCATACATTACGCGGATGATGACAGTGCCAAAGAAGATACAGGCTTGAAGTATGCACAAGAGGCACAGGCCATTACTGGTGGCATCATCATTCTGCCTGATTTTACGCAAATTAAGGAGTCTGTTGCATGAATTCTAAGGTCTACACAGACTTCAATGATTTGCATGTTGCTTGTGGATTGGAAGAGGTAGGAAATCAAATCCGATTGGCCATTTCTTCTATTGAGTTTTCCCCCGAACCCCCTAAAAGTGCAACCCACAATTTTGAGGGTCAAGACCCCGATTTTGAGCAAAATGTTGTTGTTGAGCCAAGCGGGGGCGCGGGTATTTCGACAGGAAATACTGTACAGCCTGAGCCTTCACCTGAAGAACAAATGGAAAAATGGATTGCCCGTTTCTGTTTAATTGAAGGTGAAACCAATGTCTGGGATGACTATGGCAAGAAGATTTGGAAAAAAGCTGCATTCCAAACCATGCTTGGCGGTAAAAAAGTATTTGATACTTGGAATTCTCACTCGAAACGTAAAACCATTTCAGCAGATGATGCCAATGGCCGCGCAACTGGTGAAAGTCACCAGAAAGCAAAGGAAATGATTGAGCGCTTTATTATGCTTGAGGGCAAAAAAGCATGTTGGGATACCTATCGACGTGAGTTGGTCGGAACGGATGTCATGAAAGAAAACTGGGCAGGTGCTTACGATATGTGGGCAAAGTCTAGGGAAAAACGCATGATTTGGCATGAAGACTTGGTATTTGTTCCTTCAATGTACATTACAGAAGGGCAAATCAATACTTATGATGGTATGGAAATATCCCCAATTTTAGATGCTAAAAATCAGATTATTCCTCAAGGGGATGCGTTAGAGCTATGTAGCCCGATTATTAACTTGGTCAAATTCTTGTGTGGCAAGGAAACAGCTGCATATGAATGGCTAATGAAATGGCTGGCTTACCCACTTCAACATCCTGGTGCAAAATTGAATACATCCGTGTTGCTGTGTAGTGCGGTTCAAGGATCGGGTAAATCATTGTTCTTTGAGAAGATCATGACCCGTATCTATGGTGAATGTTATTCAGTTACGCTCGGTCAAAATGGCCTTGAATCTATTTATACCGACTGGGCAGAGCGTAAGCTTTACTGTCTTTTTGAAGAAATATTTAACAATAAGTCCAAGTTCGGCATGATGGGTTTGATCAAACACATGATCACTGGAGAGAAGATTCGTATTGAGAAAAAGTTCATGTCAGGTTATAGCCAAAATAACCACATTAACTGTGTGTTCTTATCCAACGAGGTGCAGCCGCTTGCTATTGAGGAGCGTGACCGTCGTTTCCTTGTACTTGAACCAAATCAGAAGTTAGGCAACGATCTTAAGGCTTTGATCGAAAACTGCCTTGAACCAAATAGCAGTGCGATTAACGCTTTTTACACTTACTTGCTGTCTGTCGATTTGACCGACTTTACACCTTACACAGAACCACCAATGACCAAGGCCAAACAGAAAATTATTCAATTTGGTTTGCCTGGTTGGAAATTGTTTCTGGATGATTGGCGGGCAGGGTTGCTTGATAACCCATTTGTTTGCTGTCTTTCAGATGATCTGTATGTGGCTTATCGGCAGTGGTGTCATAAGAACGGTGAAAAGGCGATTCCTGCAAATAAGTTTTTAAGTTTGATCGCTTCAGAACGTGTTGTGGCCAAAGGTCATGGTCGGATCTATGAAGATGTGATCACGGGCGCGGGCTATCAGGAAAAAAGAAAAGAAGTTCAAAGGCGTATGATTTTTACTGGTTTGCCACCTGAAAATGTAAAACAAGCAGAATGGCTATCTTCCCAAGTCAAACAGTTTCGTGATAAGTTAAAAGGAGATCATGATGTACCACCTGTATTATAAAAAAATAACTTCAATTGTTACGGGTGTTACGGGTCTGTTACGGGCTTTTTCGCCACCCCGTAACACTGTCAAAGCCTTACCCCATCTACATTACAGACACCCTGTTACGGCTGTTACGGGCTTATGCACGCGCGCGCACGGGAGAAAAATTTCTATTCGCTTATATTTATTCAATTCTATGTCAATTGAATATTTCCCCGCGCGAGGTGATTTACCCCGTAACACTCGTAACACCCGTAACAATCATTGTTTTTATTAAGTTTTTTTAAAGGTCTACCCGTAACAACCCCGTAACAAATAGACCTTTACCCGTAACAATGCTTAAAAATTCAACAAGGATAAAGATTTTGGAAAAATATATTCGCTTATTAAGCCCAAAGACGACTAACTTTGACGCGATTGGTGGTGGTAGCCATGGTGCGCTTACAGCACAGGATGTTTGTGTAGCAATGAGTTATGCAAAGCTAAGTCCATTACAGGATAATTTAGTGCGTATGAAGTGTTTAGGTGCAAATACTTCAACCAATGTTGAGTTACTAGGTAAACACCTAGTGCAGAAGTACCGTGATTTACTCTCAGCAAAAAATGTATCTATTGAATATCATGAACCAGTGGTCCGTACTGCATTGATTGAATTTTGTATGGTCCCTGCAAGTTATACAAATACTGTACGCAATCGAGGTGTTTTAGCTGGTGTTCACTATTTGGTAGTTCATCGTTATTTGAATGCTTCAATCACGGCAGTTTTAGAAGACATAGAAAGAGAGTATTCAGTTGCAAATGAAAAGCTGTTTTTTCAGCTCAATAAAACTAATTAAAATTAGTATTTGACACTGAAACAGATTTAAGTTAGTTTTTACCACAATGAGAAACTGTATCAAAACGCTGTAGTTTCCTCTGAGAGAGCCGAAAGGCTCTTTTTTTTCGGCTGCATGTCTTCGGTCAATGTCGGGCATGCAGCCCTTTTTTATGGGGTTTCAGCCATGCATTCAAAACAGATTGTACAAATCCAAGTGAAGTTATCTAAACCAAAAATTGTTTTGGCTTATGCATTGGGTTTTGTTGGTGTTGCAGCCGATGCAGTTTCTAAGAAATTAATTCGCAGTTCGATTAAAACAAAATTGGTTTCAGTTCATGACAAAGAAAGCACCACAGAAAGCTAAACGTCCATGCCTGGTGAACAGTTGCAAAGAGTACGCGACGAACCAAGGTTATTGCGATAACCATCAAGACAAGATCAAAAAGAAAGACCGAGAGCGCGGCACCGCACATCAGCGTGGCTATGATGCTCAATGGGCTAAAGCTCGTGATGCATTCCTTGATGAACATCCGCTATGCGTTGAATGCCACAAGACTCGTTACATCAACCCAGCAACAGTCGTTGACCATATCATTCCGCATAAGGGTGACAAGGTTCTGTTCTGGGATAAGAGCAACTGGCAGCCGTTATGTGAAACACACCACAACATCAAAACCGCTACTGAGGATCGGGGCAGTTGGTCGCCAGTTCAAACCAAGACCAAGGCAAACAAAGACAGCACGAACGATTTCAAAGTGAATGATCGCTTACTGGTTGTCACTGAGTATGCGCAAGAGTCTTTGATGTGTGACGACAAGGCAGTGTTCACTGTGATTGAAGTTCATGACAAGACAGTATTTGTCCAAGACCATGAAGGAAACGGTGGTCGCTTGCATCACTCACACTTCAAGGCGGTGCCAGCATGAGCGAAGTAATCCTGCTTGGTGATCCAGTTGTCTACCGTGATGACATCAAAGGTTTTGATCATGTCGGTGTTGTTGTTCAAACAGGTTCAAGTCTTCATGTCCTTTGGAATGATGAGACTCAACCTCAAGTAGAAATCTATGAACGTCTGCGACCTGCTCGACTGGATGAGGTTGAGGCTCAGTGTCGTGTGATTCGAGATACAGATTATGACTAAGATTCCAAAACCGCCAAGACCACCTGAAGCAACGAATGTATTTAGTGATGGCGGGCTGGTACCGAAGCGACCAGTGCCACCAGATATTCCAACACCTCCAATCAAATGGATTGGTAGTGATGATACTCAAGATGATTCGCTGTCATTCGAATGGTGTATTCGTTTCATTGCAATTTGTATTGGCATTGCTATAGGTCTTCAGTTAGCAAAAATTTTATAAATGGGGGATATGGGGTTAAAAGTCGAAACCGACCTCTTATAAAAGACCGCCCCCCCGTGTAATTTTTGTGTGGTCAAAAGTCCATAGGGGGGTATACCTCTATTATTTAATAAGTTTTCAATTTTTAGAGGTTGATATGTCAAATATGGGACGACCTCCTAAGTCATTGCAGGAGAAAATGTTAAGCGGTTCGCGCATTCGAGATGACCGCGATGCAGATGCACAGGTTGCAAATGCTTCAGTAGATTTAGGGATGCCACCATGCCCGCGTTGGGTGAAAGGGGTAGCGCGAAAACATTGGGATACTTTGGGGCCAGCATTAGTTAATGCCGGTTTAATCAGTGTTGTTGATGGTGATGTTTTTGCTATGCATTGTGACAACGTCGCACGCTATGCTGATGTAATGGAAAAATTAGAGGATATTGATAAATGGCTGGCAAAGACTCCAAATGGTTTTGAAGTTCAGGCTGGCTTTGTTCAGATCCGAAACAAACTGCAAGAACAAATTATTAAAACTGCACGTGAGTTTGGTTTAACACCAGCTGCGCGTTCAAGCGTCAAGGTAGATAAACAACAGCAGTTAGATTTACTTGGAGCTGATGCTGCAACAAAACCAGAGAATGATCCATACGAAAATTATAGTTTTCGATCTAGTTAATAAAGTGAGTCAATATGCGCGATTACTTTAAAATTGCGCTCCAGTACTGTGTCGATGTTCGTTCTGGTGCGCGCACGGCAGGGAAGCTGGAAAAATTAGCAGTCAAACGATTCGTAGATGATTTAAGCCGATCAGGTTTTGATGTTAATTGGGCTGGGCCTGAAACTCAGAAGCTTTTAAAAAAGCTGAAAGTAGGATCACTCGATCCAGATATAGAATTTGAGTTTAATTTTGATTTAGAGCGCGCACATCATGCGTGCTTTTTTATTGAAACGTGTCCGCATGTTGAAGGGGATCTTGCTCGACTAAAGCCTGATGGCACTCGCAATTTGTTGGTCATGTCGCCTTGGCAGGTATTTGTAACGGTCAATCTTTATGGATGGATAGATTATGCAAAATTGCGTCGTTTCACTTATGTGTATTTGGAAGTTGCTAAGAAAAATGGCAAAACGACTTGGCTGGCTGCCGTCGGGCTGTATATGTCCTTCATTGACGGTGAACCAGGTTCAAATGTTTATGCGGCAGCAACGACACGTGACCAAGCTAACATTTTGTTTGGATCGGCTAAAACAATGGTCCAGTACTCGCCAAAAATGCGAGAAAGATTTGGTATCGAATATCAAGAGCGCTCTATTTTTCAGCGGACGACTAATTCAACGATGCAGGCGCTGTCACAAGATCGGGATGGATCGAAAGATGGATTTAACGTTCATTGCGGCCTGATTGATGAACTGCATGCCCATAAAGATTCAGGCATGTATGACATTGTTGCCAATGGTATTGCGTCCCGTTCACAGCCGTTATTGTTTGCTATTACCACGGCAGGAAAAGATACAACTGGAATCTGCTATCGAGAGCGAAAAATCGTGGTAGCAATCCTTGAGGGTAAAGGGAAGCATGATCGATATTTTGGCATTATTTTTTGTTTAGACAAGGGTGATGATTGGAAGGACCCCAAAAATTGGCAGAAAGCCAATCCAAACTATGGAATTTCGGTCAAACCTGAGTATCTTCAGGGCGGTTTTGATAAATGCAAAATCTCCCCCGCATATGAAGCCATTTTTCGTCAGAAGCATTTAGATGAATGGGTGGGTGCTGTTGACGGCTGGATTGCTGAATCATCTTGGGCAAAAGCTGAATCGGAAATCCAGCAAGAGGAATTCAAAGGCATTGTCGGATTTGGCGGCTATGACTTGGCAAGTCGACTTGACTTAGCATCTTGGGTTGATTGGCGGCCACGTTTAGAAAATGATGTAATCCACTGGCATGTATTTGCAAAAAATTATCTAAATGAGCATGTTATTGAATCGCCAGAAGCTATTAATGGTGAATCTCGACCAGATGAATATCGGGTTTGGCGTGATGATGAATGGTTGATTGAAACACCAGGGAAATCTACAGATTTTAACCGTATTCAAGAGGATATTGAGCAGCATCATTTGGATTATCCATTTTATGAATGTGGCCATGACCCATATCACGCTTCGCAATTGACAGCTAATTTGCTTGATCAAGATATAAATGTGATTGAAGTTCCGCAGCGAGTGGAACATTTAAGTCCTGCGATGCGTTGGATTGAACAGTTGCTTGTTGAAGGTCGTCTGCATCATAACGGTGATCCAGTACTGAAATGGTGTGTTCTAAATGTTGTTGTAAAAGAAGACGGGAAGGAAAATATTTTCCCAAGAAAGATTTCAAGGGCAAAGAAAATTGATGCTGCTGTCGGCATGATTATTGGTGCGAGTCGCGCTATGTATTATGACAATGAGCAAGTATTCGATTTAATCCCTGGTGAGGATTCAGGAAGTATTGATGATTGGTTGAATGACATGATCAAGGTGAAAAAGCGATGAGTAAAAAGCGCGATAAAGTAAAAAGTCGTGATAAAAACAATCGCGATAGTCTGAAGGTTCGGGGAACGGGACCAATGCAAGACAAAACGGGGACGACCATTATTGATCGTCCCCGTTCTAGTTTTAGAACCGCCAAGCCTGTAACTTTTGACAGTGCCATGACACTGAGTGCTGTTTTTGCTTGTGTCAAAATTCTGACTGAATCTGTGGCGACCCTTCCTTTGCAAATGTTCCAGTTAAAGTCTGATGGGACCCGTGCTCAAGTTAAGGATCATGATGTGATTCGGCTGCTTTATAACAAGCCGAACCGCTATCAAACCCGCGTTGAGTTTTTTGAACAGCTCATGTTGAATTTGGTCGCGGGGAATGCTTATGTCAAAAAGGATTTTATTGGTAAGAAGTTAGTCAGTTTGCAAGTCATTAACTCAGGATCAGTCGATCCGAGCATCCGAGACGATGGAGCACCGCTTTATAAATGCAAGATTGGTAGCAAAACTGTCGAATATACCGATAAAGAAATTTGGCATATCAAACTATTTGGCACTGGTTTTGTGGGGATGTCTCCTATTGCTTATGGAGCACAATCCATTGGCATCGGTTTGGCTGGCAGCGACAAGACTTCACGTTTGATGTCGAATGGTGCAAAGCCAACAGGTGCAATTTTGACACCTAAATGGCTTAAAAAAGATCAACGTGACGAAATTCGTGACGAAATGGATATTCTCGTGAATGGCGATGATGGTGATATGCCAGTCCTTGAGGGAGGAATGACATTTGAGCAAATCAGCTTAACACCTGAAGATCTTGAATTAATTGAAATTCGCAAGTTAGCGGTTGAAGAGGCATGCCGTTATTTCGGTGTGAATCCGATCCTAATTTTTAGTACTGATTCCAGCACAACATGGGGTAGTGGTATCGAACAGTTGGTCGATGGCTTTCATAAATTCGGTTTACGGCCATATTTGGAGCGAATAGAAGAAAGTGCACGTATTCACCTATTGCAACGACATGAATGGGATGAATATGAATTCGAGTTTAAGACCAAGGACTTGTTACGTGCTTCCTACCTTGAGCGAGTTAAGTCTAACAAAGAACGCATTATGTCTGGTCAAGCTAGTCCATATCAGATCCAGATGGAGGAAGGCGATAACCCTGATCCTAATGCCAATTTCCTACTGGTTCCAGTGAACATGACAACAGCCGAACGTATGAAAAGCGGCAATTACGGAGCGAAAGCTGATGAAACAAAACCTGCTAGTGCGTAATAAAGCGCTACCAAACTTGCCGAAAGTTCAATGCCGGCGCATGCCAATTGGGGCTGAAAATTTACGTTTCATTCAGGATGATAAAACTGGTGCGGTAAAGGTCAGTGGCTACGCTGTGAAATGGGATTCAATTAATTTCTACGGTGAAAAATTTATTCGTGGTGCATTTGCTGAAGTTTGTGCCGCCTTCACAGCAGGGAATAAAAAAGTCCATGCATATTATAACCATGGCTGGCGTATGTATTGGGTTGATTCGCTGATGGCATTGCGAATTGGTAAATATACAGCTTTAAAAGAAGACGATATTGGTCTTTATTTAGAGCTGGAATTTACACCTGGTTTGTATTGGGCGCAGCAAGTAGCAGCCATGGTCAAGCATGAAACCGTAGATGGTTTCTCGATTGCATTCTATCCTCCGAATCCAATGGATATAGAGGATAAAGGTACGCATGTTGAAATCAAACGTGCTGATATTTATGAAATTAGTGTTGTTGATGAGCCAGCAGATAGTGCAGCCCGAATCATCAATGATGATGCGATTGATTCCATCAAAACAGAAGATGATGCCGAAGAGCTTATTCGTTCTATGGGCTTTCCTGGTGATTACGCTAAAAAATTGATGGCACGTTTGTCTGGAATGCAAAAACCACATGAAGAACCAGTGTCAAAGAAAGATCCCCTTGCTTGGCTTGATGGCTGAGTAAATCACAATTTATTTATTACCCGCTTTAAGCGGGTTTTTCATTTTCTATGCATAGGAAAATTAGTATGAATGCTTTATCAAAAAACCAAGTCGCTTTAGCAATCGGATCAGCTGCTGCTGGAAATATCCATTCTCCATTTTTAGGCTTGCACACACGTGATACAGCTGCTGCAAAAGAATTTGAACAGCTTTGTGCTGATTTAAAAACACGTAAACAGCAGCTTGATGACTTAATCACACGCTATAAAGAAAAACTTGAAGGCAAAGTTGAATTACCACAAGAAGTTCGAGATGAGCTTGAAGCGCGTGCAAAAGAATTTAAACAGCTTTCGTCTGATCTTGAAGATGTCCAACAGAAACTGATCGATAATATTCATGATCGTAGCAAGCCAGAGCAAGATAGTGTGGCATCTATTTTGATTCGCAATAAAGATATTGCTGATCAAGCTGCTGCTATTGTTCGTTCACGCGGTAAATTTTCGATTGATGGTATCCAAGCACGTAATATTGTGACTTTGGATGGCTTGCCTTCAAATACCCAATTTGCTTCAGGGACAATTACTACAGCCACACGTGCATTAGCTTTACTGGATTTGATTAGCTTTACGCCTATCAGTGAAAAACTGATTCCACTATTCCGTGAGTCAGCCTATGACATTATGGCCGATTTAGTAGAGGAGGCAGCAGATAAGCCTGAATCCGATATTGAATTTGGCGTGATTGATTTAGCTGTGGGTACGATTGCGCACTGGATTCGTGTATCGAACCAGTTACTGTCAGATATGCCAACCTTAGCATCATATATTGAAGGGCGTTTGGCGTATGGTGTGCGTTTAAAGCTTGAATACAAATTGGTAAATGGTGATGGCAAATCGACAGGTGCGCGTTCATTTATTGGTTTAATTGAAGCGGGTACTCATTTAACTGTTGCTGTAAGTGCCAACGATAGCGCTATTGATGTTTTAAGCCGTGCTAAATACCGTGCTGGTGCAGCAGGTGTTTTACCTGAATATATTTTATTGAATCCTGAATCTTGGGGTGCGATTGAACGTATTAAGGGTACAGATGGCCATTATGTATTTGGTGCACCAGGTGCAGCTGTTCAGCCAGTACTTTGGAATTTGCCTGTAATTTTAACTGCTGCAATGCCAGTGTTTAAGTATTGGGTTGGCAATATTTCAATGGGGACTGCTGGCTATGTGCGTGAAGAAGTCCATGTTGATGCATCAAGTGAAGATGGTAGTAACTTTACAAAGAACCTTGTGACTTTACGTGCGGAAATGCGTGCAGCCTTTGGTGTTGTATTGCCTGATGCCTGTGTTTCTGGTGATTTACCTGCAATTGAAGAACTTGATACACCTGTTGTAGCAACAAATACAACGGCAGAGCTTTCAGGTACAGCAGAGCCGCATAGCATTATCGTTTTACGCGAAAATAATATCGCAACGGCTTCAACTGTTGCAGATAACACTGGTGCATGGGAGTTCACACCAAATCCTCTTGCAGCTGGTGAGCATGCCGTATTGTTTGCAGTCTTGGGTGGTGCAGTTTCTGAAGCTGTTGAAGTTGTTGGTACATAATCTAAAAATCTTAAAAAGCAGTCCTTCGGGGCTGCTTTTTTTACCTCTTTTTTCGTCTTAAAAAGGCTATTTTTATGAGTGATTACATTGACCTAGCCATTGTGAAGAAGCAGCTGCGAGTTCTGCATAACCGTGATGACGAGTACATTCAATTACTCACAAAAGCAGCTTTAAAACACATTGAAAATTTTATCGATAAGCCCTTGGATGACGTGCTTATTAATGGTGAATTTCCAGAAGATTTAGCCCTTGCAGCCTTGTTGATCATAACTGATATGTATGAGAACCGAGCGGCTCAAACTGAAGTCAATCTATACGTCAACCGTGCAGTGGAAAACTTCATGCTGCCTTATCGAAAAATGGGTGTTTAAAATGTCACGCTTAATTAAAAAAGCTGCATATCAAGCAGTTTTGCAGCAAGAAGAAGGCTTGAAAATACTAGATGAAATTTTCAAAACATTAGATCCTGCCCGTCCTCAAGATCGAATTTCAATTGAACAAGCTCGGGATCTAATCTCAAAAGCAGGAGAACAATTCAAAGATTCAATGGATTGGATGGCTGGAATATTTGAGGAGTAGACATGCAGACAGGAAAATTAAACCAATTTATTGAAGTTCAAAGAAAACAAGTTGTTATAAAAAATGATGGCAGTGGAGACCGTGAAACTGTCTGGACCACTATCTTTGCTATTTATGGTCACATAACAGATGCGTCAATCCGTGATTTCATTGCTGCACGAAAAGATCAAAAAGTGATAGCAACCCGTATTGTGCTTCGGCAGGACGATATTGAACCAAATACTGATTGGTCGCTCTGTCGTTTGTTATGTGATGGGCTTTATTACCGCATTATTGCGCCTTTACGTGATAACAAAACAGGGCGTGAATATGTCACTTTGGCTTGTGAGTTGGGGGCATATGTATGGCAGGATTCGTAATTGTGGGTTTAGATGAAGCCCTTAAAAAAATGGATGAATTGACCAAAAACGTGGCTAAAAAGCATGTAAAAAAAGCGCTGCGAGCTGCTGCAAAGCCCATTTTACAGTCTGCTAAAGACAATGCTAAAAAGATTGATGACCCTAAAACCAGTGCAGATATTTCCAAAAATTTAGTTGTTCGCGCAGGTAAAACCAGCGATAAAAATTCTGCCAAAGTCCGAATTGGGGTGAAAGGCGGTGGTGAGTTTTGGCGAAGCAACGAAAATGTGCAGCGTAAAGGTAAACCACGACAGTCAAACCCACATTACACCCCAGTGGCAAATGACACCAAACACTTTTGGCTGGTTGAATTTGGGACATCTAAAACCAAGGCAAAGCCCTATATGCGCCCAGCATTGGAATCCAATATTCAAAATGCAACGGATGCATTTGCTGAAAAGTTACAGGCCGATTTGATGGGGGATATTAAATAATGTTGATTATCCCACTGTATGACCTTTGTGCAGCAGATAGCGAATTACCCAATTTACTCTCTGATGGTGTGGGTTTAAAGGTTGGTGAATTTGATGCCAATAATACCCACGGTGCACCATATGTATGTTGGCAAATTATCAATGCCAATACAGAGCAGTATTTATCGGGCGGATCGGACATGGATTCGTTGTATGTGCAGATTGATGTATGGGCCAAGACCAAAGCAGATGCCCGCAACATTGCCCGCAAAGTACGTAAAGTCATTGAAGAATATTGCACCATTGAAGATTTTACAGGTTGTGAGCTTGAGCAAGAAACCAATTTATACCGTATTCGGATAGACAGCCGATGGTTAGAAGAACCTTAACTAAACGAAAGCCACCCTTGAGGTGGTTTTTTTATGGAGAAAATTATGGCACGACGTACACAAGGTACAGACATTTGGGGAGTTGCTGAATCAATCACAACACCAGGTGAATGGGAGCTGTTTAAAGTAGATGGTGCATTAAACTTTAAACCGGGTACGGATTCTAAAGAGCGTATTGAAATTACACCTTTAGATGAAGAGGAAAGTAAGCAGTACATGGAAGGAGGTGGCCTAAAAGATACGGGTCAATCTACATTTGACTTAAATGCAGATCCCAAGGTTCCATCACATGGCCGATTATATGACCTAGAAGCTTCTGGTAAAGCACTCAAGTTTATTGTTGGTTGGGCTGGAAAGAATAAAGGTGAAGTAAAAAATATTGTTCCATCCGTTGATGCTGCTACAGGTGAAGTAACCCTGCCACCAGGGCGCAGCTGGAATACCTTTACAGGCTATGTTGATTCTTTCCCAATGGATCTTGATGCGAATACCGTTGTTAAAACAACTTGTACAGTACAGCGCAGTACCAAAGTTGCTTGGATTCGTGAAACCGCTTAAACCCTAGCCCCGAAAGGGGCTAACTTTTTTGGATTAAACCATGAAAAAAAAATTAAGTCTTGCCGATATTAAGTCAGGAATTTTGATAGATACGCCTGAAAAAATTACCGTAGAAATTTTAGTGAATGGTGAGCCATGTGATTTTGAAACCCATATCAAGATCATGGATTATTCAACGGCCATTGCTCAGATGGAAGCAAATCAAAAAAATAAGGAAGCCTTGGCCAGTATTTTGGCTGACTGTATTGTGAATGAAAAAGGTGAACCAGAATTTACTGAAGAAGAAATTCGAAAACACTTTAGCAAGCCATTGATTGATGCGATTTGGCAGGAAATATTGAAGAAGAATTTCTTGGGAAAGGTTACAGCGACGACGAATTTGAAAGAGAAGAATTCTGGGCAGAACTCGTCATCAACGGCATCGGTGGAAGAACAATCGCAGAAGCCAAACGAGCCATTAGCCACAGAGAATTTATCTTCTGGAAACAATACCGAACAATCAGGGGCGGTTTCAACTTCGGATTAAGACTTGATGAAGCCTTGGCAGATTTGAAGTATATGTACGCTAAAGTGGAAGGCTTTCGGGTTGAAGATAAATATGACTTTTTACCACATCATGATGCACCTGAAATAGGCTTTGATGAAGCTGCTTCAATGTATGGTGGGGAATAATTATGTGAATTTGTGTAAAGTTCATTCAAATAGTATGATCCCTGTCATTGATAATAAAATGGTGGGGGTTTTTTATGAATAAAATTTTATTGGCATTAATTCTAGTTACGGGTGTTTCAACAATCGCAGAAGCAGGTAAAGGTAGACAACCTTGTTCTGGGAAAAAAGGTGGTATTAGTCACTGTCAAGGTTCGCAATTTGTTTGCAATGATGGATCTATTAGTAAATCCAAAAAAATATGTAGACGCTAAGGTGATCTTATGGGCTTTAATTTTAGAAAAAGTTTAAAGATAGCGCCTGGTGTAAAATTGAATATTACTAAGAAAGGAATTAGTAGTCTTTCTGTTGGTAAGAATGGTGCTAGGGTTAATATTGGTAAAAAAGGCGTTAAAACAACAGCTGGTATACCTAAAACAGGACTTTCTTATTCTAAGTTTAGCAACTACGAAAATAAGAATCGTGTTGTAACTAAGACAGATAAAAAAAATGGTTCAATTGGCTTTGGATCATTATTACTCATAGGGATAGTAGGTTTATTTTTGTACCTCGTTTTCTTTGGGTAAGACAAATGAACCACTATTAGAGTGGCTTTTTAATTTAGAAATTAGTAATTTGTCTTAAATAGTTAATTTAGGACAACTTATGAGAAGAATACTATTTTTAATTGCGGTTATTAGTTCAGTTACAGTACATGCTGAAGATGATAGAAAAATACCAATGGAGAATTTTATTAAAGCCTGTCCATTAGTTTATGAGTTGGCTAAATCAGTAATGGAATCTCGTCAAATGGGAATGCCTATTAGTGAGGCCATTAAACCGATTGGTGGTGTGGATGATGAGGATATCCAAGAATTTAACAAAGAATTGGTGATTAATGCATATAAAATTGCAGTGATGGATAAACCTCAAGAAAAGCAATCTGTAGTAGAAAGTTTTGCGAATCAAGCAGCTATCAGTTGTTTAGAAAGTAAATAATTTAACCTTAATTAAAACCCTGCAAGCGCAGGGTTTTTTATTATCTGGAGAAAAGTATGGCTACAGCTTCATTGGGGCGTTTAACCCTAGATTTAGTGGCTCAAATTGGTCAATTTGTCGAACCAATGAACAAAGCTGAACGAAAAGCCAAAGAGTCTACAGATAAAATGGGCAAAGCTTTTTCGAACTTTAAAGACCAAATGAATCAGGTATTGGGTGGATCACAAATAGGTTCGGCCATTGACGGGATTACAGGAAAACTTGATGTTTTAAAAGGTGGTGTTCTAACTGCATCAGCTGCATTGGCAGGTATGGCAGTAGGAGGATCAGTCGTTGCAGTTGGTGGTTTGGCAGCAATGTCTATAGAAATTGCCAAAAGTAATATGGAGCTTGCACAATTTGCAGCAATTTCAAATACGTCAGTACAATCTTTTCAAGGCTTAGCAGGTGCAGCCCAAACTTTTGGATATTCGCAAGAAAAAGTCTCAGACATGATGAAGGACTTTAACGAAAAAATTGGTGAGTTTGCTAGTGTTGGTGCTGGTGGAGCTACTGACTTTTTTGAACAAATTGCAGTAAAAACTGAAGGTGGTGCAGCTGGTGCAAAGAAACTTGCTGAAGAAATGTCCAAGATGGATGGTGTTGAAGCTCTTCAGACCTATGTGAACAAATTGGAAGAGGCTGGGGTCAACCAACAGCAAATGTCTTTCTACCTCGAAAGTATGGGTTCAGATCTGACTGCATTAGCACCATTACTGTCAAACGGTGGTCAACTTTGGAAAGATTATCAAGCTGCGATGGAAGAGGCTGGCATCATTACAGGACAAGATGCAATTGAGAAATCAATGGAACTTGCGGCACAAACTGAATCAGTTCAAATGCAGTTTACAGCTCTCAAAAATCAATTAGCACAAGCAGTTATGCCTGCATTAAGTGGTGTTATTGGTTATTTTCTTGAAGGTTCAGGAAAAGGCGGTCAATTTGCGGGAATCGTTGATGCAGTTGGAGTTGCTGCAAAAGGGGCAGCGCTTTTCATAGTTGGGCTTTCAGCAGGTATTAAGTCTATTGTTCAAATCATCGGTGGGGCTATGAAAGCCATCGGGAATATTGGCCAAACAGCTACGGATTTCTGGGATGCGGGGACATTTAAGGGGAAAGGTGAAGCCCTCGTGAATGGATTTAACCGAAATGGCAAAATTATTGTCGACACGGCAAAAGATGTTGTGGCAAACACTAAACAAGCTTATACCTCCATGTCTGGAATCATTTCAGGAGAACAAGCAAAATTTGATAATTTATCAAAATCAATTATGAACAATCGGAAGGCTCAATTGGAGTGGACGAAAGCACAGAGTAAAGGTGTAACGTCTGGTATTGCTCAGAATAAGGAACTTAATCCCACTACAAAATCACCAAGTTCAAAAAAGAGTTCAAATACAGCAGCATCTGATGCGGCTAAAGCTGCAAGATTACAGGAACAGATTGAGCGTGCTCAGCAGTCAGTCATCATGCAATATGCGAATGATGAAATGAAATTGATGCTTCGTTATGAAGAGGACAAAAAGAAAATTGCTGAAGCATTTGCCAAAGATCCAACAAATCTGAATTTGTATTTGAACAAGGCAAAAGAAGCTTATGATCTTGATGTGAAGGCTTATCAAGCCGCTCAGAAGGAAAAGTACGACAGCACCAAAAATGATTTATTGGGCCAATTGGCAAATGCACAGGATGCAATTGCATTATCTGGTGTTGCCTCTAAGTTTGGGAAAAACTCTTACCAGTATCAAGTAGCTGGCTTAAATGTATCTTCTAAGCAGGCAAAGTCTGGTGAATTTGATGATTACACCAACAATGTAAATCAGATTAACAAGGACTATGACGCACCAGATGAAGCCCAAAAGCGCTATGAGCTTCTGGAGTTAGCAAAAGCGACCCACTTAGAGAAAATGAGAGCTTTGGATGCTGACTATAATGCAAGTTCAAAACAACTTGTATTAGACCAGTACCAGCAGCAGATGGATATGTGGCAAGGTCTTCTGTCTAATGGACAGAATACATTTTCACAACTCACACAATCTGTTAAAGACAGTGCAGGAGAGCAATCTACCGCTTACCAAATTATGCTTGCTGGGCAACAGTCTTTTTCAATTGCATCTTCTATGGTTGCAGCTTGGACAGCTTATACGCAAGCATTTGCTGACCCGAGTGCTATGACACTTCCGCAGAAGTTTGCAGGTGCGGCTTCAGTAATGGCCGCATTAGCTCCAGCATTAGCAACGATTTCTTCGGTAACGATGAAAGGCTTTGCGACAGGTGGTCATATTACGGGTAAAGGTACTGGCACGAGTGATGATATTCCGATTTGGGCATCCAATGGTGAGTACATGATGAAGGCTGCTGCTGTTGCGAAACTTGGAATTGGCAATCTTGATTACATGAATGCTACAGGCAATTTACCTGGTAAGTTTGCTGATGGTGGGTTGATTCAAGATGCTCCAAAATTAGCAGCAAGCCCGAAGTATGTTGGACGAGAACAGACTTCTATACAGCCGAATGTAAATCTTAATCCGAACTTTGTGATTGTAGATGAGCGCCAAAGTTACTCGGACTGGTTGTTTAGTCCAGATGGGACAAAGGCACATGTAAGATGGATGCGACGTAATGGTTATGCGAAATAAAAACCGACTTTAAATAGGTCGGTTTTTTTATACCCGCAATTTGAGGACAAAATGAAAATACAAACCCAATATGGTGAGGTGCATGTATTAACAAATTGCCCTCTATTAAATTCAACTGAGCGATTGGAGTTTAAAACTGAAGTTCATGAGGCTTATGACAGTAGTGAGGATCGTTATATCCAGCGGGATGCACCAAGACAGGTCCTCAGTTTCAATTACGTGAATATGCAGAAAGCGATGGGCGACATCTTCCATATGCTCTATGCCAACTTGCGTAATCTATGGGGAATTCCATTGCCCCAGTTCAGGCAATTGATTCCTGATCTTGATGAGAGTGATTACATCCCACTGTCTACAGCAGCCCATATAGCCGACCTCAGAGTCGGCTTTGCTTTAATTGAATCAGCAGCAGGCTTTCAGGTTGTTGAGATTACTGCAGTCGGTCGATACATCATTACTCAGGAAGAAATCCGAGATCCCGAAACGGATGAGATTCTTCAAGCCTTAGAAACTGAATATCAGGATGGGTTTCGATTAGCCCAGAATGTGACTGTATCAAATGCTTCAATCATGCCGCTGCGGATCTGCATTATTGATGGGGATGCCAGCATCAATACTGGCGGCTTTTGGTCAAATTCAAGTGTGGTGTTTCGCGTACTGGCCGAGGATTCACCTGAGCATAGTGGTGATGCACCAGAGCAGTATCAAGGTGATGATATTTACTTCCAACCGTTGCTTTTGGATGGCGACTCATTAGAGATGACGCTGATGCAGCACCAAAACATTGTGGATGCTGATGTGGGAGGTTTTCAACAATTCACCCACTGGAAGAAACCACGCTACTTAAAACCGTTTAAATCGGTTTTAAAGGGTTGGGATAAATACACAGAGTATCGTCGTTTTTTATTTCGACGCATGGGCCGTTATCAAGCATTTTGGATGCCTTTATATGAAAAGCATTTGAATATTCTCAATACTGGAAACATCACAACTTCACTCAGTACAAATACAAAGTATCTGCTTGAAGCGGATCGTAAACACATTGCTGTGAAGCGCAAAGACGGCACTTGGACTGCGCATGAGATTACCGCCAAAACGGGTGGCTCTTTAACGGTGTCACCAGCCATTAATGCACACGGCAACGACATCCAAACCATTTGCTATTTGGGTCTACACCGTTTTGATGCAGATCAAATCGAATTTCAATTTTTAGGTGCACAGATTACACAAGTGACGGTGCCTATTGTGGAACTTTCATCATGAGAAACAGAGCAGAGTTATATCAACTGAAGCATGGTGCACGTGCTTGGTATTTTACAGATCAGCGTAAAGCAATCACACATGCAGGGATTGAGTATCTGCCGATCCGTGGCCTACAGCGTACAGCCATTGAAGATGAAAGTATTGATAAATGCGATACCGAAGTGACTTTTCCGCAGATGCATTTATTCAATACTGAGGGTGAAGATTTGGCTGCCATCTTTGCAGGCAAGATCTTCTATGGCGGTGTGACGATCACCATCCTTGAGCTTTACCAGGGCGAAACACTGGTCCTGCATAAAGGCCGGGTGACTCAGCCAAAGTATGATGAAGATGCAGACACATTGACGCTGGTATGTGAAACGGGAGAGTCGTATTTAAACCGTAATATTTTGACGCGCAAGTTTCAGTACTCTTGCCCAAACTCAATCTATGACCGTTGGTGCGGACTTAAGTTTGAAGATTGGTCATTTGAGGTTGAAGTGACTGCGATCGATGGCCTAAAGGTTTCTTTCAATGTGGTGCCCACTCAGGTTTTAGATGCAGAAGGCAATCCAATGTTTGAGCAGGTCCCTGTATTAGATGAAGAAGGAAATCCTGTTTTAGATGAACAGGGCAACCCCACTTTTGAAAATGGAGACCCGATCATGGAAACAAAGAGTTACCCGGATCAATGGCTGAATTTGGGGTTGATGCTGAAAGGTGGTGTACATACCTTAATTACGACCAGCACCACGAATAGCTTTACGCTGTATCGTCAACATGTGGGTTTAGCGGCAGGTGATGTTTTCTCAGTTGTACCGGGTTGCGACCAATCTAAAAAAATGTGTGATGAGAAGTTTAACAATTGGGCCCGTTATGCTGGGCATCAATTCATCCCGAACAGCAACCCAATTTTTACCCAATTGATTAAGTAAGCGAGGTGTCGAATGGTTATTGCACCCTGGGTGATTTACGCCATGCTTGCGCTAATGGTCGTCACAATGGCTTACAGCTATTACGCCATGCGCAAAGCCCAAAAGAAAAACCAGCAAACCGCCAATCAGTTAGATGGCACCATTGCTGATGAAGGTGTGTCCTTTTCAGATGTTGCTGGGAGTCCACATATGTATGGAAACATCACCCATATTTGGGGACACGCAACAACGGATATCAAACAGAAAGGTGGCAAGTGAGAATTTACATGTCCGATATACGTAAAGCAGGAATGTGTGCTCGCGGATCGCGGGCATTTTTTTTGGCTCAAGGTTGGGACTGGTCAACCTTTCTTGAAAACGGCATCGATATCGAAATTGTTGAACAAACCAATGATGCCATGGCGCAGCAAGTTGTGGAGTATGTAAAAAATGGGCGGAAGCAGTAAGCAAACAATAGGTCAAAGATACTTCGCCAAACTCACCACCTTTATTGGTAATCCAATTGAAAAATTGATTGGGATTAACTTTGATAACCGTGGTTGGATTTTTAAACCCGATAATGATGAAACCTTTCTACGTGTAGAAAGCCCAAATCTATACGGGGATAAAGAGGGCGGTGTTGCTGGGTTTATTGATATTCACACAGGCACCGCAGATCAATTGCCGAATGCCACTTATAGCGCTGACTTTCCAAAAGTTTCAGGCTATCCATTTCAGTCTTATTTATTGTTCCGTGGACTGGGCAGAGGGGTTTCAGCGGGTGGCGTAGTTGGTGAAATTGCGGGAATTATTGCGAAACGGCATCACTACAATAAATCGTTTTATCATGGCAACTCAGGCTACATGAAAGAAATGTTGCTTTGGCCACAGCGGGTTCATGTTCGTAATGATGGTCGCCCGCAGTGGTACGACGAAAAGGCTGAGATTCCAGAAGGTGGCGGTATTGAGTTACCGTCAGGTCCACCAACTACTGAACCGCTAGATATTCCGAATGGGATTTCCATTACAAGAAATTTAACAGTTGGTGATGATTTAATAATAAGCGCACCAGAGGCGGGGGATATAGTCGATAAGACTCTTAGATTTTGGGGTGGGGGGTGGAACACAAGCAGTACATTAGATTTAAAATCAAGTTCTTTTACATCAGTAGCACACTTGCCTTATTCGCGATGGATCGGAAGTATTAAAATAAAAACAAAAGGAGGTAGGGAAACCGTAAGTGTGACAGGAAGTACATACTCACACATAGATGACGTTGGTTATGAAGTCTATAACATTGATTTTACAGGTGAGATTTTTGGTATTTCTATTGATGTTTCTGAAACAATAGCAAACGAGTGGAGTTATTTAAATCTTCAAAGATTTTATGCACCACCACCAAAAACTGATTCTGGGGACATTAACCCAATTCATAAAATACGTGAAATTTTGACAGATGATACAGCTATGAATAAGCCTGAATCTGATGTAAATGAAGATAATTTCAAGAAAGCCGCAGACAGAATTTGGTATGAAGGTCTTGGCATTTCTTGGGCTGTAACAGAGAAATCATGTCTTGAAGCAATTAATGAACTTTGTGGCCATATCGAAGCGGGTGTGCGGATGAACCGTCAAACTGGTTTATATGAGATGGTCTTATTTCGTGATGATTGGTTTGCAGAGAATGAAGTTCACACACTGCCTGTCAACAAAATTAAGGGTATGCAGCTGGATGGAGCAACATCTGCAGATGAACTGATTAATAAGTTGAACGTGAGTTACTACAATCGCGATGCAATAAAAAACTCTTCATTTTCAATTGCCGAGAATGCTGCAATTCGGAACTTAAATGGACACGAAAACTCTGATGACGTGAAGTTTCCTTATTTCATGCATCAGCGTAATGCAGCAATAGTAAGTCAGTGGAAGCTCAAGCAGGTATCTACTCCAGTTTGGCAAGGAACATTCACAACTGGGTTTTATCAGGCACGAAAGTGGAATCGGTATGACCTGCTCAAACTGGAATGGCCAAGACGTTGGAGCGGTACCATTTTAGTTCGGATTATGAAAATCAACTTAGGCACCGGTACAGATGTATCGATTGATTTTGTAGAGGTCGTGCCTTATTCAGGTAATCTTTCTTCAAACATTGTGAATGATACGCCTGTAGACGCCACACCAAAACCTCCACTACCTGCATTGTTTAAGGCTTTTGAGTTGTCCTATTTAGAAGCAGTGCAACTCAATGGGCAGAAAGCTGTGGATGAAGCTTTAGCTTATAACCCCGATGCGGGCTATGCGGCGGTGATTGCTAAGCGACCACAAACCAATTCATTGAATGCTTTGATGTATACGGGTACGGGTAATGATTATGAGCGAGTAGGTGCAATTGCATACTGCGAAACAGCTGAGCTGGATCAGAATATTTCGCAGATCAACACCTCTTTCATTGTAAAAAATGCAGGTAATATCGACATGGTTAGCACAGGTACACAAATTACTGTAAATGATGAAATCATGGTCTACCAATCCTATGATGAAGAGACAGGTTTGCTCACGGTAAAACGTGGGGCGTTAGATACAGTTCCTCAAAATCACTTGGCTGGGAGTATTTTGTATTTTGCAGATGATTTTATCACGGTAGATCCAACGGAATATGTCACCAGTGAGATCATCAATGTAAAAGCACTGACGACTACTCCAAGTGGTATTTTAGGGATTGATGATGTTGATATGCAGCAAGTTGAAATCAAAGCTCGTGCGATCCGTCCATACCCACCAGCGAACGTAAAAATTAACGGTAAATATTGGCCTGCATATTTTGAAAATGACCTTGTTATTTCTTGGGTTAATCGAAATCGACTACAGCAAACCGGCGGTGAAATCATCGGATATTTTGAGCCAGGTGTAACACTTGAAGCTAGTGTGAATTGCCAACTTATTTTGACTGAGTTTGATGAAAATAATATCGAGATCATAACGCAAAACACAAATGTTACAGCAGTAAATACTTTCACATTATTAGCGTCAAGCATGAATCCAAATACTCGAAAAATTAAATTTGTCTTAAAGACAATACGAGATGGTTTTGAGTGCTTATACCCATTTGAGCATAGTGTTCTAGTTTCCAATCTAACTGCGCCAACTGGTGTGAATTTCGAGGTAATTGAAATATGAGCATTAAGATCAAAGTAAGTTGGACTGACAATAATGTCATTATTGAAGGGGTTAGGATTTATAAAAGCTCTGCGAGTTTTGATGTGAATTCTCGGCCCGCTGTTTATGCCGAAATCCTAGACGGTAGTGCCTTTTATGAAGACTTTGATGTAACCGAAGGGCAGACATATTTTTACATGTTATCTTGCTTTTTGGGAGAGCAAGAAGTCTTTACTAAATGCTATGAACAAAGAACTTCAAATAATCCAGTTGATATATCTTTTATTCGAGCAGCAACAACCCCATCAAGATTGTCAACAGCAGCGAACCCTTGGCCTCTTATTATTCCGGCACATAATAAAGGGGACATCATACTTGTTATTAAATTTGGGTCGGACAACGATTTAGTGGCACATGGATTTACTCAAGTTAGCACAACATCACTAACTAACAACTTCCAGCGACTGTGGCATAAGATTGCGCAAGAAGATCAGGTAAGTCAAACTGAAATACCGGGCACGCAATATTCCGACAAGTTTGCAATTGTTCTTCGACCTTCGTCACCCATATCTACCGTTGATTTCAGTCTATCTGCATCATCGATTGAATTTACTGGAAACGGAGATAATGACACACCAAACAGTTTTACATCACCAGCCACACCGTTCACGGCTTCGAAAGGTTATTTTATTCAGTCCATGCAAATTGCAGCAAACTACCCTGGTGATGGTAAGGCTCAAACGGTTGGTACAACGAACAAGACATTGCTTTTATCACCAAAAACACCAACAGTTTATACTTATGCGACAGTAAGTGGTGCTACAGATACAGCAAAAGCATTTTCTTTTGCTGCTTTTGGTGAGGTTTCTGACGGTATAAAAACCTTGTTTGGTAGCAGCAATTCAACTCTTACAAGATTTCCAAATAGCACCGGGAATATACTTAGATTTTTGAACATTCTTGTAGTAGCTAAATAATTTAACTTTGAATTTAACGCACCCAAAAGGGTGTTTTTTTATTGCCAAAAAATTAGGAGTGGTCTATGAATGACCCGTTAAGCATCAAGGGCCTACCATGGCTTTTTAAAATTATCGCTGCAGTGGTTGGGGCAATCTTTGCTCTGACGTTATCGGGGGATATCGACACCGAGGGACGAATTAAAATCACGATGGGGGTGATTATGAAGTTCACGTTTAGTGTGGCGATTAGTCTGTATGGTGGTTCAGCATTTATTGAATATTATGGTTGGCATGTCTATTCACATATGACGCAAGGCTTTGTAATGTTGATCTTTGCGATTTTCGGAATGTTGTTAATTGGCATCTGGTATCAAGCGATTCAGCTGTTACGTGGTAAAACCATTGGTGAATTAATCTTTGAAATTCGATCAGCTTTTAAAGCAATGTTTAAGTGAGTAAGTGAAAAATGAAGCATATTTTTGATTTTTTAAGAAAGATCAGTGGTGGAACACTTACTCAAAAGCAAGTCAATGCTGCCAACCAAGTGATTGCAACGGCTACAGATGCAACGGTGGCTGATATGCTGGGTATTGCGATTGACCAGATGGTGGTCAGTCTTTTTGGTGTGGATCTCATCTGTGGTTTTGAGGGGAAACGGCTTACTGCCTATGATGATGGTGTGGGAGTGTGGACGATTGGTTTCGGTACTACGGTTTATCCAAACGGCATGAAGGTCAAAAAAGGTGATACCTGTACTGAAGCACAAGCAAAAGCTTATATGGCCCATGATTTAAAGAAATTTGAAACTTGAACCGTACCGGGTTTGTCGGAGAGTTTTTTATTTAAGTTAGGCCACCTGACCTAACGGGTTAATCTTATCATAGTACAT